GTTTCAATCCACGCACCCGTGAAGGTGCGACGCCTGACTCGCGAAAATAGTTAAATAACGCCTCATGTTTCAATCCACGCACCCGTGAAGGTGCGACCCGATAAGGATAAAAAATTCATCGACAGCTGGTATCCTGTTTCAATCCACGCACCCGTGAAGGTGCGACTTTATACAGGAGCTTTATTTTGAGGAAGAAGCATGTTTCAATCCACGCACCCGTGAAGGTGCGACGCCTCGTTCCGCAATTTCCGCAACGTGCCGATGCGTGAAAATGCCGCCTTCCGCATGGGCCGCGACGTTGATGTCATTCTTTCCTTTGCCAAATATGCCGCCTATTTTGTCGCCGATGCCGCCAAAAAACCCTTTGACCGTTTCCCATCCGTCTTTAATCGTGTTTATAAATCCTAAAAATTTATTTTTAATGCCTTCAAACAGGCCAAAGAAAGCGTTCTTTATGTATTCGGCAACTTCTGATGGGCCCTGCTTAATCGCTTCCCAAAGACCGACAAAAAATTCTTTGATTCCATTCCAGATGTTTTTTATTTTTTCCACAACGCCAAAAAACAAGTCTTTGACTTTTATAAGCACGTTCTGCAAGCTTTCGGGCATTAGGTCCCAAACCTTCCCCGCGATTTCTTTGATGCTGTTACCGATATTGTCTACAAAATTCCTAAACCCCTCAAAATTGTCGTACATATATTTAATCGCGCCGGCAAACGGGTTTATCATCCCGATTCCTACGCTCTTCCAGTTATTTTTCAGCCAATCGCCGGCAGTGCCCGCAGCGTTTTTCATTCCTTCCCAGGCTTTGCCTGATACCTCTTTAATTCCATTCCACGCCTTGCCTGCCGTATCCTTTATACCGTCCCATACGCCGCTGAAAAAATCGCCGATGCCGCCAAAAAAGTTTTTAATGCCGTCTACCGCCTTACCGACAAATCCGGTGATGGCTTCCCAAGCCTTTCCGGTTGTCTCTTTTACTTTGTCCCAATTTTTTACCAACAGAATAATGATCGCTATTAAAGCAACTATCGCTACAATGATTACTCCAATGGGATTTGCTGCCATTACTGCATTTAATGCAGCCTGTGCTTTCGTAGCGACAAGCTTGATTGCTGTCGATATTTTCATTTTTCCCGTTAAAATATCAGTTACCACACTAAAGGCTTTCGTGAGACCCATTGCAATCTTCTGACTTACCCCTAGCTGTTGAAACCCTAAAGACATCTTTAGTAAGTTACCAGATAAAATTGCTTGCACCGAACTAAAAGCCATCATTACACCTTTTCCTATAGAAAAAGCAGTATTGACACCTTTTATTGCAATTGCTATGCCTAAAATCGGGCCAAGTAACCCACCTACGATGTTCCCTAACTTTGCGAATGCAGGCGTAAGCCCATCCACTATAGGTAAGAGTTTTTCAATAATGCTTGCTAAGAAACCAAAAACCTTTTGAAAAATTGGTTTTAGTGATTCTAATATGGGCTTTACGAATGCCTGTATCGGTTTGAAAGCCAATAAAAAAAGCTGCGCCAAGTTCATT